CAAGGCTCTGGCCCGCTCTATGGCCCAGACCAAGCAAATCAAAGCTGCTGCTATCCTGAACAACGCGTTCACGGCTGGCTCTTCTGCGATTGGCGACGGTGCAGCTCTTTGCTCCAACGCGCACCCTAGCCTCTCAGGCAACCAGTCAAACATTCTGGCAACTGCTGCGGACCTCAACGAGACTTCGCTTGAGCAGATGTTGATTGACATTGCTGGTTTGACTGACGAGCGTGGGCTTAAGATTGCTGTTCGCGGCATGAAGCTTATCATTCCGAAAGAGCTTCAGTTCATCGCAGAGCGAGTTATTAACTCTAACCTGCGTCCGGGCACCGCAGACAACGACCTGAACGCCATGAAGTCTATGGGTATGCTCCCTGATGGTGCGGTAGTTAACCACTTCCTCACCGACACGGATGCGTTCTTCATTAAGACTGACGCGCCTAATGGTTTCAAATACTTCAACCGTTCGCCGATCAAGACGGCAATGGAAGGAGACTTTGACACTGGCAACATGCGCTTCAAGGCTCGCGAGCGTTACTCCTTCGGTGTATCCGACTGGCGTAGTGTTTTCGGGACTCCCGGCGCTGCCTAAAGTATGCTATAAGGGAGTTATCCTCCCTGATAACTACTTTGAAGGGGCTCGAAAGAGCCCCTTTCTTTTTTTGTAAAAGCTGATATTATAAAAGCAGGGCTAAACATAGCTTTGCAGACAGGTACATGCCCTCCTGACGTTGCACAGACTGCGAAGCGAATCCTTGTGCAAGGGGTACAAATATGGCATCGACCACTTTTTCAGGTCCAGTGACCTCCACCAACGGCTTTGTTGGCGACATCAAAGTCCCCACTTATACGGTTGCTACCGCACCTTCCGCCTCTTCTGCTGGCGCAGGCACTGTTGTGTATGTGTCTGATGGCGCTGCTGGTTCTGCAATTCTTGCCTTCTCTGACGGAACTAACTGGAAACGTTCTGACACGGGCGGCACTATCGCAGCATCTTAAGGGGGGTGAGCTATGAGTAATCGTTTTAAGGCTCCTTCTGAAGAGGAATTAGCAGCTCGCGGCCTAGATAAGGACGGCAAACCTCTTAAAAAAGAGACAAAAAAAGCTGCTCCTAAGAAAGCTGCAAAGGAGAAAAGCTGATGGCTAACTCAGACGTAAAAACCAAACGTTTGACTGCAACGGGTGCGGCCAGTTTAGGCCGCAATCGTTTACGTCAGATTCAGGTTTTGACAGGCGCGGGCGCGGGTCGTTTAACGTTGACAGATGGCAACGGCGGAGCGACGGTTCTTGACATCGACTTTTTGGCATCAGACTCGCACTCTGTGAACATTCCGGATGACGGGTGTTTGTTCACGGATGATTTGTACGTGGCTACGCTCACAAACATCACTGCGATGACGATCTTTTACAGCTAGAGGGCGACGTTATGGCGACCACAAAAGATGTAAAGCGGTTGCCTTCTGGCAGATTGAGTTATCGGGGGGAAACCTTTGCAGGATATAACAAACCAAAACGTACTCCCGGTAAAGCAAAGAAAAGTGCTGTTCTCGCTAAAAAAGGCTCTGACGTTAAGCTCGTTCGCTTCGGTGATCCGAACATGGCAATTAAAAAGGATCAGCCGGGACGTCGAAAAAACTTTAGAGCGCGTCACTCGTGTGACACCGCAAAAGATAAATTCAGCGCCAGATACTGGTCCTGTAAAGCTTGGTGAGGGCGAAATGAAAGTGGAAGAGGTACTAGCCAAGCTAGAAAAACACGAAGCAGAATGTAACCTTCGTTACAAACGCATTGATGAAAAGCTTGATGAGCATAAAACCGCGTTAAAAAATTTAGACGTGAAACTTTGGGGATTAGCTATTTTAGTTGTTTTAGCCCCGTTGGTTCATAAACTGTGGGGTTAACGTATGGGCGCGGTGCTTTCTGATCGTAGAAAGCATACTAAGGGGGCGGTGTTGCGATCATGAGAGCTGAGTTTTTTAGTCTGCCGTTAGAAAATGCCATTGTCCAAGAGATTATTGAATGGTCGGCGGTAGCGTTAGAAACTCCTAACCCTCACTTTAATGGCTTACCTCCGTGTCCTTATGCCAAGCAAGCTTGGCTAGATCAACGTGTGGCAATCTTGTTTAAGTATGAAGATAGCTACCAAGTCTTATATTCTTGCATATCCCAATTTGATGATAAATTTGATCTGGTCATTATCGTAGATTTAGCTAACGATAAAGAACCTGAAGCGTTTCATTCGTATTGGGAAGGCTTAAACAAGTTTATTGCAGAAGGGGTGTTTATTGACAAAGACATCTGGGTTATGGGATTTCACCCTGAAGATGAACCCAGTGAGTTTGTTGATGAGATCGAATTTACACCAAACAATGACACCCTGTATTCCTTAATATTTGTCCAGAGGTTGTCGAAGTTGCAAGAAGCAGCAGACAAGCTCAACAAAAAGGGCTATTATGATGCTTATGATGGCCAATATAATGCCCGGGAGATATATGCTTTACGGGAAGAACTTTACAGGAGGCTGAAAAATGGCGATGAAACCTCGTAAAATGCGCGGCGGCGGCATGGTAAAAAAGATGCGCGGCGGCGGCATGGTCAAAAAGATGCGAAGTGGTGGTGCCGTACCTAAGAAAAAAGGCGCTAAAAAAGGCTGCGCTGTTAGGAACGCGTAATGACTACTTCAGGCAGCAAAGATTTCCAACTAGATGTATCTGAATACATCGAAGAAGCCTTCGAGCGATGCGGTTTGGAGGTTCGTACTGGTTACGACCTCAAAACTGCGCGTCGTTCTCTTAATCTTTTGCTTGCCGATTGGGCTAACAGGGGCCTAAACCAGTGGACAATCAAGCAACGTTCGCTGACCTTGGTGCAAGCAGACGGAGAATATGACCTTTCTGCCGACGTTATTGACGTTTTGTCTGTGGTTATACGTCGAGACGGGACTGACTACTCGCTAGAGAGGTTAAGTCGCGACGAATATCTGACAATTCCGACAAAAACGACACAAGGCCGACCTAATCAATGGTTTCTTGACCGCCAGTTGACTCCAAATTTAAAAATTTGGCCGATTCCAGAAAACAGCACTGATGTAATTTATTATGATGCGCTGACGCGTATGGATGACGCAGACGCTTACACCAACACCATGGACTTGCCTTTCCGGTTTTACCCCTGTCTGGCAGCCGGTTTGGCGTACTACATTGCCCTAAAACGAGCGCCAAATCGCGTACAAATGTTGAAAGCAGTGTATGAAGAAGAGTTTGAAAGAGCCGCGGTTGAAGATAGAGACCGTTCATCGTTTAACGTCGTACCGAAGTACGAGTATTACAGGGCTGGATGATGGCAAAGTTCGCGTCTGGTAAAAATTCATGGGCAATTTCTGATCGAAGCGGTCAGGCCTACCCTTATAGCGTTATGCGTAGGGAGTGGAATGGGTTGCTTGTGGGTCCAGATGAGTATGAGCCTAAACATCCGCAGCTCGGTCCTTTCAGAAAAGTTGTTGATCCGCAGGCTTTGCAAAATGCAAGACCTGACCGGGTAGAACCGTTGGACGTTTTTGTTGGTGTGCCTCTTGTAGAGGCTCCTAACTTAAAATCTCCTATTGGTTTCACCCAAGTTGGGCAAGTAACGGTGAATACGTCATGAGTTTTACATACGGACAACTCAAAACAGCCATTCAGGACTACACTGAAAACGATGAAACGTCGTTCGTTAACAATTTGCCGACGTTTATTAAGCTGTCTGAGGAAAGAATCCTCAAAAACGTGCAACTAAGCCTGTTTCGCAAGAACGTAAGCGGCACTTTGACTAACGCCAACAAGTATTTGGCCTGCCCAAGTGACTTTTTAGCGCCATTTAGCCTATCTTTTGTTAATACGGACAACGATCACGTGTTTTTGGAGTTCAAAGACGCGGATTTCGTTCAAACGTTCAATCCAGACGCTACTACAACGGGTGATCCGCGGTATTACGCGGTTTTTGACATAGATAATTTTATTATCGGTCCAACGCCTAACAGTAATTACGCCGTTGAGCTACATTACTTCTACCGACCGACCAGTTTGACCGCAGGATCGGACAGCGGCACGACATGGCTGAGTGAAAACGCCGAAATCGCTATGTTATATGGCAGTTTGATGGAAGCGTACATCTATATGAAGGGCGAACAAGACGTTTTAGCCCAGTACGAAAAACGATTTATGGAAGCTATTCAAGGTCTGAAGATGTTTGGAGAAGCTAAAGAAGTAACCGATGAATACCGTACCGGCATGGTGATAAGGCCCAAGCAATGAGTTTTCCAGCGTTAGATTTGAACATAAATCCCGACTTTAAGGTGGAAGTACACACCACCAGCGGTCGAGGTTTTACACCAGAGGAGGTCGCAGAGCGTTGCGCACAGAAAGTAATTTCTATCAGTGATACCGCGCCCCCTGCAATACAGGCCCAAGCACGTGCCTTTCGTAAGCAGCTAGTTAAAGTTTTAGAATTTTACATGCGAGAAGCGATAAAAAGTGATAGAACCACTGTGTACAATGCGTTAACTGATGCAGGCCACAAGGAGCTTGCTGAACTGATAAGGAGACTGTGACATGGCCTTTACTGGTAACTTCATGTGTACATCCTTTAAGAAAGAGCTTCTTTTTGGTGTACATGACTTTGACCTCGCCAATGGCGATACTTTTAACATCGCGCTTTATACGAATAGTGCGTCTTTTGATGCTTCGACTACAGCATATACTGCTACTAACGAAGTTTCAGGGACAGGCTACTCTGCGGGCGGGCAGGCACTAACGAATGTAGACCCCACCACGTCTGGCACGACGGCTTTCACCGATTTTGCCGACGAAACGTGGACTACAGCCACGATTACGGCACGTGGGGCGCTTATTTACAATACGACACCTAATACTACGTCGATTTCGGTGACGAACCCGACTGTTGTGGTGTTGGATTTCGGTGGCGATAAAACGTCTACCGCAGGCGACTTCACCGTTGTGTTTCCGACCGCTGATTCAAGTAATGCGATTATTCGGATAGCGTAATGACTGATGTTGTCGTTCCAATCGGCGGCTGGGGCCGCTCTGGTTGGGGCGAAGGCCCATGGTCCCAGAGCGGATTTCCGTTTGCCACGGGCTCGGTA